ACACATCACACAAGCCTGTACACACAGAGGCATGTGCGAACATGAGGCAACTTGGCTCAATCGAAGCTAGACTCGCAGTCACGTTCTAGGCACACACAAGCGTAGGTGGGTGTACGCTCACCTACGCATCACACATGGGAGGTGAAGCTATGCCGAAGTGTAATCACCATTGGATTATGCCCATCGGCGATGGTAAGTGTACAAGCGTACTCGCTACGTGTAAGCTCTGTGGCAAGCACAAGCCAATGATAACGAGTGTTAAGCGTGCGTACAGGATAGCAGGATTGCCAACGGATTCCCAGTGTAGGCGTGAGGCACGTGAGGCAGGATATCCACGAAGCTAAATCCCTGCACGTGGAACGTAGGGATGCAGAGCGTGTACACATAAACGGCGTGAGTTGTAGCTACGCACAGTGTGTTATACACGCATCATATACATATTACGTACATGGGAGGTACACAATAGCACATCGAATTGATAACGAACGTGAGTTTAGGAGCGCCGTACAGGACGTATATGACAGGTACACTCGTGGAGAAACTACAAGTGAGATGGGATTGATACAGCTATACGCAATCACTCATAATGCATACGAGTATGAAGACTATCGTATCTGTCCTAGATGCGGAGCACAAGCTAATCCACACGATGACATAGATGCGTACATATGCTGTGGGCTGTACTACGTGATACACATACTCGCAGGGACAGACGGATAAGGAGGTACGATGCGAATTGATAAGGTTTGCAAATACGCAGGGTTGGAAGTACACGATGACGTGTTCGCATGGGTGGACGCTGGTAAGGTATCTATCTCAATCGTACTCGATTGGCATAGGTTCAGGTTTGTGGTGAGTCGCACGCATGTGTATGGACGTAAGTGTAGAGATTATTTTACGCTACTAATACAGTGGTCAACGAGCATACGCAAATAAGGGTGCGTCTAGACACTCAAGCGAACGCTCGTAAGCATAAAGGAGGATGAGATGGCAAAAAACATGAGGCCAAGCCAGAACAACGATAGCATGACATACGCAGAGTTTACGCTTGCTTGCATACGTCATGCGAAGGAAACCACTGGCTACGCTGGTATGCACGTAGTGTGGAGTGGTTTCAACCGTGCCTTCAGGAAGCACTTCGGCAAGTCGAAGGAGGATACGATTCGTATCATCAACGAGCTTGCGGATAAGGGCGTGATAGGTATGATACCCTGGCAGGGTGGAATGAAACTGTACCTGCCAGAGGACACGCCTCAGAAGTCCGAAGCTAAGACAGACAAGCGTGCGGACTCCATGCTGGAAGCGGTGGTAGGCAAGGGCAAAAAGAAATAGCTTCCCATCCTGTACACAAGTACACACTCGCTTGTGTACAGTAGGGAGGTGTACGATGTCGAAACGAACAAAGGCTAAGCTCAGGGTGTTTGGATATGCAGGTAAACTCGATGATAACGAGTACGCTTACCTGCATACATGGCTAAGTGGTAGACTGGAGAGGAAGGCCACACACAGGGAAGTAATAGAGTATGCCAACGGTACAAGAAACATACTAGAGGAGGTAGCGATATGAAAAGGTTACTGGCATTCTACGTGACGGTCATCGTACTAGTAGCGTGTGGATGTGTAGTAATGCTGTTCCTTAACTGGCTAGAAACGTTATGATATTCTACATATGCGTAGCTACAGTCGTACTGGCCTATCTTATGGCCATAACAATCATACACATAAGGAGGAAACAGTGAGAGACTTAGCAGAGTTTTGCATCGCACTCGGCGCAATAGTTATAGCCACATGCTGTATAGTAGCTATCACAGTTTGGGCTATAAACACAATATAACAATTAGGAGGCGTAATGTCTGAGCAAACCTTGTACTGGATGCTAGATACTATGGTTCGTCGGTTACGAGATAAAGTAAACCAAAGTACAGGCCATATGTCTCTATCCCCAGACTACTACCAATTCATTCCCATGCATAGTAGAGATGCCATAAAAAGACTAAGCATAGTCATGGAGAAGCTTACTACAAAACAACCACTATTCCTGGATGTAGGGTGTGGTATAGGCAACATAATGTTATACGCTGAGAGCTTAGGTATGGAACCAAACGGTATTGAGTATGATTACCGTATACTTAATCAAGCTCTATACCCAAGTATATACACAGAACGTATATACATGGTAGGTTATGGAAAGTATACATACCCAAAGACTCACACCATATACCATTGTGATGCATTCAAGTTCAAGGGGTATAGAGAATACGATGTGATATATATGTACTGTCCTGTGGGCAACGTACGTAGAGAGCAGAAGCTAGAGGAGAAGATAGAGAACGAGATGAAGGAGGAAGCGTATTACATATGTATGGGGAAGCAAAGCCGTAAAATTATGCGGGATGACAGATTCGAACGTATAGATGACTGCGTATGGCAGAAGATAGGTGAATAACTAAAGGAGGAGATATGGAGCATATCAAACTACACGACCACAAGCAAACAAAGCTACATGTGAAGGGTGGCATGAATCCAGCCTACAATAGCTTCCTAAAATGGGACTCCATAAGAGACTGTCTAAGGGCTATTGGTGACGTATCACAAGAGCCATGTGGCCTATGTTATAGAGACGTTGTAGGTACTGAGGACTATGAAGATATACGGTATGGTAGGTGCGCTACTAGTTGTGTTGCATGTCCATTGATATCATGTACCATACCAAAGGCAGAGTGTATAGAACCATTCCTAAGGAAGTTCTATAACCTGTATAACGAGCTTTGTGACGAAGTAGGAAATATATGTAACACCTTGGATAAAATGTACGAGTCTACAAAATGATGGTTGAAAGTCTAGCCCCTAGTGGCATTCACTAGGGGCTATTCTTTTGCCTATCAAGGCATAGCACCCATAGGCATTCAATAGATTGCTACTAGGTGCGTCTACCATAGGCTTATATGCGGGGTAAGCCTACCACAGCTTGTTAACACAAGCAAGGCACACAAGGGGTACACCATGTACCCTAGCCCACATCGCATACGACTAGGGGTGTGTATACTACATATCTCTGGGAGATGTGGACTATTCATATCCCTAATCATAACGCACAATGAGGAGAAATAGATTCCTCAGGGAGGCATGGAAATGGCATCATTCATAGCCCTAGTCAAGCATACAGAGCTACATTATGGTAGACGGGGTGTAACCACACTCCTCACAATCAGTGGAGCGAATGTATGTATGTGGAGGGTACTAAGAGACCAAGTAGGCCGAATACCTAGGCGTTAGAGGGTACACGCATAAACCTTGACCGTTTGACAAGTTTTTGAATTTGTGGTAATCTGAATGCAGTTGTCGGTTTTATGCTATCGGGGTAGAAACAAGGTGTCCGTTAATCTAAATAGGAGGTGCCAAAATGCCAAGAGCAAGACGAGCAACTGAATCAACGGAAGGTACCGAGTGGTCGTTGAATGGTATAGGGACAATAGAAGACTTTGAGATTCGAGACCATAACGGTAACAGGGTGGCGGTAATACAGCGTAGAGATATAGATGGTGTGATTAAGACTAACATACAGATAGGGGAAAGAAGCTACGCTGATACCCATCTGATGCAGTTCAAAAAGATAGCTGACATGTTGATAGCTCAGGATATGTTGTAATGTGGGCATTTAGCCTGTTGGATTACAAACAACAGGATACAGAGATAAGCATCACATCCGAAATGAGTAACCTACAGGCAGCCATATACGATGTAATGACTGTCCTTGACGAAACCTATGAGGTAGTTGTATACTTCATTAAGGAGGTAGAAAGAAGCCGTGAAAGATGGATGCAAGACCTTTCATGTGGTGTTGGATGAACAGCAGATGTTGTTATTGACAACACTATTGGAATGGTGGTCTAACATTAACCCAGAGGGTGCTTTATGTTTAACAAAACACTTTCAGAAGCTCTTAAAGGAAGCAACGCTATAGTGTGGTGGTTTGAACTACGGCAAAGTAGACAATCTACTTTGTATGTATGTGATAGCCACAGAGATTTGCAGGATGCAATCGCATACAAAGCCAGTGAGCTTGGAGTAAAGACTGAAGAATTTATAAGCAACGTTACTAATGTTGAAATACTCAAGGGAGGTGTGGTAGATGAAGGTCGCTTATGTAAAGAAACGCCCAGATACGCTTAGCCAGGAGCAGCTAGACGAATTCACCCATAAGTTTCTTGTTAGTGGCTCATGTGGTATAGAGTTAGAAGGAACTTCACCAGAGTATGTTCCTTATGAAGAGGTGTGTAACTTTGATAGGGCTGCATGTGGAGTGTGTCATCCTTCTGTATGCCCAGAGTGTAGGGATTGTAACGTACATCGTGGAATGGATTGCCCACACTACCTATGTGAGAATTACTGTGAGTTAGTGCAGTATTTTTCTAACGCACACCCACTTGTAACCCTTGAGTATGAGGTTGTACAGAGATACTTCGCTGATATGAGTCGTGCCGATATCAGAGATATTTGTAGGTCTTGTGACGTCTGTAACCATTGTCACATAAGGAATTGTGCAGATTGTACTGTGTGCGACACATGTGAATCAGGGGCTAGGGGTCGTGGACAAACAAAACCAGTCTTAAAAGCAATAGCAGAGGAATTGGGTATAATCTGCGGTAAGATATATGATACCTCCAACCTAAAGTTTAACAGTAATTGGCTTTATGTTTACAATGATGGTAGTGTTAACACAGAACTGGTGACTGCTCCTATTCAGTTATATAGGGTTGGTGACGTAGTAAAAGAAGGGTTGGATATCTTCAATCGGTATGAAGTTAAAGCATACCCAGCACAAGATTGTAGGGCTGGGGCACATCAGACATTTAGCTTTGATGGAGTATTCCCAGACATAGTAGCACGTAATATCGTTCAATTGATTAGGTATTATCTACCAGCGTTACTGGCAATCGGTTGCTACCACTTTGGAACACATTTTCGTGGTAAATACCGCATCCTTCCAGAGAATCCAAGCTGGGGTGATAGATGTGAGGTATTCAATACCAAGTATGAGGCTTGCCACGTTAAAGGCCAACTAGCTCTTGAGTATAAGCCAAGACTAATTGAGTTTAGGTACCCTGACATGACACCAAGATGGAAGCAACACGAACTAGTTTGTTTAATAAACGCAGCACTATTGTTAGAAGCAGGAAAGCTCTCCAAATCAGGTGTTGTTAGTTTTCATAACTATCACTGGGAATATGTGCAAGAGACAACTCGTCAGATATATGAACTTGGAGCATTTGACGGTGGTTGTGGAGAGTTACGCAATGAGATGTTGACGTACCTAGCAGATTCAATAAAGCTAATGGTATCAAATGCTTCGGAGATATTAGATGTGGTATCCCATTGGTCTGTGCCACCTCTAGATTCGGTCGTAGATAGGTTACCTAAGATTGAGTGGATACATACTCAACCCTATGAGAGAGAAGATAAGGCCGAAGGGGTTTCGTTACCGTCAGTTGAATGGATACCAGATAACGGCACAGCGGAAGCAGCACAAATAGAATTCTTACCGTTTGAGGCTCCTGTGAGGCACCCAAGTCAAGCCTACACTACAGAACCACAAGAATCGGGATTTTCTGTATCGGTACAAGCAGATGAAGCCCTGCCTCTAAGTCACGGCTCAGAAAGTATTGTTTCATCGGTATCAGGTCAGTTTATTATACTACGTGAAGGGCTTGCATCTCACCATTGGCATTTGTTGATGGCTATGTTAGAGGATATGGGGGAACACGCAATAGACGATTCATACTATGGTATCTTTGCAGTTCGTAATGTTACAGAAACGGAAGGTTTTATAGCATTTGATTTACGGGCTGTTAGTCGTACAGCCAGACCATCGGCTGAATTTACATTATCATACAGGCTTTGATACAGGAGGTATTCATGTGCGGTTTAATTGGTGGCTATGCTCTGCACCCACAGAGGGTAAAAGGTCACGTTTTGAATATATACGAAAAGCAGAAAACACGTGGTACTCAGGGGTATGGGGTTGGTGTGCGTAAACGTGATGGCTCTATGTATCGTGTTAGAGGTAGAGTAAAGGAAGATGTGTTTAATTCTGATATATGGAGCTATATAGAGAGTGGGGATTACTTTATCTTTCATCATAGATACCCAACTTCAACGCCCAATGAACCTGAGTGCAACCACCCCATTTGTAACGAAGATGGAACTCTTATGTTAGCGCATAATGGTGTGTTATCTGATGCAAAAGAAGAACGTGATGACCACGTGTATGAGACAGAGATACTTAGCACCCATGTGATACTGTCGTCTGATAGGAAAATAGGTTATACCTCTTGTGTAACTGATAGCGAGTTTGCTGTTCACTACCTAGAGGAGCTAGTAGATAACAATGAGTTTGAGGATGCCCTGAAGAAACTTGGTGAAGCCTATGGTGCTTCTGCATATTTACTTCTGATGTCAGAATTTGATGGTTTGATTTATGTCGGTAAAAACCACCCGTTATGGTTCTATAGATACGGTGGTAATTATTATATGAGTTCACTTAAAACCATCATTACCTCCGATAAATACCTCAAGGATAACTGTGTAGATTTAGACCCTGCTTATGGTTGGTTATGTGGGAGGGAATTACACAGAGTCCATAGACCCTGGGATGTTACGTACACCCCATCGAATCGTGTCTCAGACTCCTACACTGAGTGGAATAAAGCGAGAGAAAAAGGAGAGACAAACCAACCTTACACAGTGTGGCTCCAGGAACGTAATACCCAGGTTAAGCAGTTACCACCTGCGAACAATAACGAGACATTTGTAAGGTTTTTACCTGATGATGTATCGCTACAAGACCACTTGAAGAAGTATCCCAATTGTCATGGGCGGTGTGACGATTGCCGTGAATACCATTGTTATAATAACCCTGCATCTTGGGGTGCTGAAGAGTTTGGATTCTTTTCTTGTTAGGAGGAAAAGTGCGAATAACAACGACAGAGCGGGAGCTTCAATTGACAGAGTTAGACGATATAATTGAAGCTATAGAACTAGTCCAAGAGGACATAGCAGAACATGGCTTGAAGCATTCAGACTATGCTGTTGGTCATATAATAATAGAAGTGGAGGAATAACATGGAATTCATTGAGATAAACCCAGAGTGCTGCATCTGTGGTGCAGAGGTAGATTACAGGGAGGTCAAGTGGTTTATACTGCAACTCATGTGTAGAGGCCATAAGACATTTAGAGAATATACTCGATTGTAATGCTGTTATAACCAACTATAACAACTTCGATTGTTGTGTATGTGGTGAGAACTACGATATGGAATCTCTTAAGTCAATGGTGGACGATTGTAATGGGAGACACTTTGTATGCGAAGATTGTAGTTTATACTTATGTGAACTACTGGAGCAAATGGGTGTTTCTTATGAGGTTAAAATAGGTGGAAGGTAATCTATTCACTGTAGAGGAACTCTTAGACTGGACACCACCTAAGCAAGACTGGATTATACCAGACTTACTCATACCAGAGGGTAAGATGGCTGTGGTGGGTTCCAAGAAGAGCTTTAAGTCTATGTTGATTAGTGTAGACTTGGCATTCCGTATAGCTATGGGCGATAGATGGTTGGGTTTACAAACACATAAGAGTAGGGTGTTTGTACTACAGGTGGAGATACCACAGATGGCGTTACAAACTAGGGTACGTAAGTGGATTGTAGGGCATGGGCTACCTGAACCCCCACCTAACCTATACTATTGGACTACACGATGTAAACTAGACCGTAACCATGACTATCAAAAAGTATTATCTCAATTGCAGAAGGTACAACCAGATGTACTCATATTAGATTGTCTATATAGGCTTATGAGTGGTAACGTTAATGATAACTCAGACATGGGTAGATTCCTAGACCACATAGAGCTACTACAGGAGAGCGTGAAGGGTTTAGCTGTTATACTAATTCACCATAAGGGTAAGACACTGTTCACTGAGGAGGGTATACCAATAGATAGAGGTACTGAGTCATCGCTTGGTGCATCTACACTCAACAACTGGTATGACAGTCATGTTGGAGTGGAGCGATTAAGCGAGAGGGAATTAGTGAGAGTGAGCTTTGAGGATTTAAGATTAGCACCTGATGACTTGGTACCCTTAGACCTAGTATATAACAAACACACCATCGACTTTAGTGTGTTAAATGAAGACCTAAAGGTAGGTACTATAGAGGAGGAATAATGCGGGAAATAATAAAAACAACAAATAAGGTCGTATACTTGGAGGATTGTATATGCTGTGGTGAGGAGTTTAAAACGAGAAAGAACTCTAAAAAAGACATATGTGATAAGTGCCAGGAAACCCTAGAGTCGTGGAAAGTTGCCCAAGACGATATAGAGTTTGCTGACCACGCTTTAAAGGTACTGACAGGTGCCACTATAACGGAAATTAATGCTACGTGTAAGTTAAACCGTTGGGGGTACGATTCCGCTATTAATTATGTTTCCTTACTTGACACAGATGGAAACTTATGGAAGTTGGAAGTATGTACCGACTTAACAGAGCTTTGGCAACTCATGTATAAAGTTAAATGATGATTTTTCTTCATATTATAAATATTATAATAATATAGAGTTTTTTCATCAGTCAGGAGGTAGTAAGATGTCTTGGTTCAAAAGCTACAAAACCTTGTATCTGTATATTGGGTTGGAGTGGCGAAAAATAGCGATAGGCTTAGGTGCGGAGTACAAATACGGATGGTTAGATATATGGGTAGACTTACCGTTCCTAAGTATACTATTTACACATGTAAACCAAATAGATTTTACGCCGAATACGGGGTGACTCAATAAACCTTGACCACTTGACAAATTTTCTCGATTGTGTTATAATGGAGTCATCCAAAATTTGCTCATATGAATATGAAGGGGTTGTAACTGGAGCAATCTGAGTGATGTAGGCCGAATGTGTAGCGCACAGATGGTAAGTCGCATACCTTTAGTACGCCCATGATAATAAGATTGCAGATATACAGAGATAGGGTCGAGAGTATTTAATGGTATATCTCGTTACACCCCTTAGCGTAAATAAAGTATGGTATCCGCATCAAAATAGTGGGTATGCGGACAAACGGCATGATGGGGGTTAGGTGCCGTGCCTAGAATAACTCGTGGGAAAGGAGGTAATATATGTCTGACCCACGTGAAGATTTACTAGCTGGAGGGCTAGAAGGTGACGGTGGTAGTGATATCCCAGTCATACATTTCACTGGAATTATGGCTGGATACGATATCGCTGAGGTCGAAGCCACTCAAGGTGGACGCAAATGGCAAAATGTCGTTCATCAAGTTACTGAACTTAAGGTACTGGAAACCAAAGAACCCTTTGACTTCGATAGCCTTGAGTTCCGAATCCCAGCAAGTAAGAAACAGAAATCTCTATGGGGGATATGGGTAGCATCTGTAGGCCGTGTTTTAGGCATTGACCTGAATGCTACAGGTGTAGACGGCTCTCCGATACGCTACGTAGACATCTTTAATGAGCACCTAGACGGTAAGGGTGTGGAGATACGTAGAACAGGTGGTCACATGCTTCGGCGCAAAGACGATGAAACTGGTAAATGGGCTGAAAAAGCAGTAAACGCCTGGGAACTCGTATCGGTTGAGGGGGCAGGAAAACCTCCCATGACTCCAGAAGAGGAAGCCCTGAGACTGTTAGTCTCTAAGGGCACTGACATTGTTGGATTTACCCAAGCGGTAGCTACCAATGTCAACATCTGCTTGGACAGTGCTCTTGTTCAAGCAATCTCTGGTGGCACTTGGATACCTGCTATGGTTGAAGCAGGGAAATTGGTTGCCAACGGGGATGGAAGCTATAGCCTACCATAACAACAAAGGAGGTAACAGATGGACTGTCTGATGTGTAATGGTGATGGCGTCACAGAAGTAACTTGTCCCACGTGCGGAAACTCGGAAGAGGTCGTGGAGTGCCCCAGATGTGAGGGTGCTGGAGAAGAGAAGCGGTATGTAATCCCGCTTAAGACTGCCAAGTCGTATCTCCAAACTCACAAGGCTGATAGAGGTGAGTTCCTTAAGCTCGCTTGCATCGGTAAGTTTGACCCTGACTACAACCAGTTGGGAAGAAACTTTGCTAGCTACCTACAGCGTAACTGCCCCATCGCATACGTCCAGGGAGTGCTGGCAAAGTTGGAGAAGATGGCCATAGACGGTCGTCTTTAACCGAATACGCAGGAGGGCAGGAGCCTTTCTCCTGCCCAGCGTTCTGGATAGGATAACTTCGAAAAGCAAGCAGCGGTTGGGACGCATGGGCAACTTAGCCAATCGCCAGTCGAAGTAGAAGGGTAGTGAGTAGGAACCCATGTTTGGCGAAAGCTGCTATCCTATTCAGAACGCTAACATCTTGCACCGAGTGGGAGGTAAATATGGAATGCATCTTTAATAACAATGGGTTGTGTACTTTCAAGGCAAACCCACAAGTTTGTAGCCTAAGGACTAATAAGGTTTGTCTTGTGTGGTTAACCCAACCGTACGAATGGACAGAAAAAGGATACGTACCTATTAGAGAGGAGAGAAAAGATGCTTAAGTGGTTTGTATGCCCAGATGATGAACAGGTGCTAATAGAGGAATGCTTAAATAGGTGTAGAATGGGTGAGAGGTGTCTAACTCAACCAACACTAAGATACCTATCGAAGGAGCGGGAATGGAGTGGTGAGCCTTCGACTACCCAGTTACTAAACGGTACTATGTACGAGTTCTTGAAACTAACGAACGACTATGGTATACACCCAGAATCGAGAGCATTTGCTCTGTTAGGTAGTATCCACCATAAGACCTTAGAGGAACAAGCTAAGGAGCTAGGCTTACCCGCTGAAATATCACTCACTGATAACGATAAGAATATATTTGATTTACTTGAGGTAGAATTCGATGAAGAGAACCTACCGATATACACTCTCACTGATTACAAGACATGGGGTAGTTTTAAGGTAGCAAAGACTCTAGGTATAAAGGTAGTGAGGGAAGTTGACGAGCCCTACACGAACAAACAGGGGAAGCAGTCAATACGTAAGAAGAAGATATTTGAAGAGGTAAGTGAAGAAGGTGACAATGGGGAAGTTACCTATCAACTAAATCGCTACCGTTACATCCTAGAGGATAAGTACGGTATCAATGTCAAAAACCTATTTATACAAATAACAGTGAGAGATGGTGGTTTGCAGGTTGCCACTAGTCGTGGTGTTGATAAACTTATCTATAAGAGAAGCATAGCTGATGTACCACGCCATGTGATAGACAACTACTTCGGTGAGAAGCATAGAAACCTGCTCAAAGCATTAGAAGATAACGAGTGGGATATGCCATGTACTCCAGAGGAGAGGTGGGGTGGAACCAGGTGTGAAAGGTTTTGTGAGGTAGCACCTCTGTGTAAGTTTAGCTCTATGGATAAACTTGGTCTTGTACAGGAAATACCTTCGGCCAATTGGAATATCCAGTATCCTGAAGGAACAGTGTTCGCATCAACTACTAGGGGGTGATAATAATGGATTGCATGTTTCGGTATCTTAAACCAATTGGGGTTGGATATAACTGTCTTAATCCTGCCCTACGTGGTACTTGCAGTAAGTTTGATGAATCTGGGAACCAAATAGACTCGTGTGTAGGTATAGTTCCGTACCCCAGACCAGCTTGTGACGAATTGAGAAACGGTATAATCCGTACAAGGAAGCACAATGGGGGTTCTTTATTAGACCTGAGGATAGATAGGCACCAAATATTAGAACGTATTATAATTGAACCAGAGTCGGAGTATCCAATAATCATAGAGGCTGTGGATGATATAAAAAGATTAAGGGATGGACTTAACTGGGCTTTATCCCTAGCAAGGAACGCTCATGCCAGACATTAATGCTTATGATTGTGAGTTTTGTAGGCCAATAGAAGGTTCAGTTGGCACCCTACGATACTTATGTGCCATTAAGTCAACGCTATGTGTGTCTGGAGAAAATTGTCTGGAATATCGTAATGAGTCAACAAACCCACGTTATGATACTGTGTCAAACGGTGTGATGCGGTTTAGGGGTAAGAATGGTTTGGTTGTGGCAGACGTTAACATAGGACGTGGCAATGAATTCTTAAATATTGATTTGTATAGTAATGGCATAGAATCTCATTTTATCAGGTGGACATCGAAACACCACAGAAGTATAAGAGCTTTAAGAGATGCGTGTAATAAAGCGTTAGGAGTAATAAATGATAATCAGTCTCAAAGGTGAAAATTTCACGGGTAAGAGTGGGTTTGGTTTGTCATGCCCTAAAAAGATAGGTTGGCATGAGACAGACATGAATGGGTTTGAAAGGGCATTGCCTCACTTTGAACTCGCAGACCCAAAAATACGGTCTAAGATTAAACATTACACATACCCAGTACCAGATTCCTATATGCAAGGTGACTTGGGTGTAAGTGTATCCCCAAGACTATATGGCCTTAAGGAGCTATGGCAAGAGTTTGTTCATAACCTATTGGATGATATAGATAGTGTGGACATCTTATCCATAGTGATAGATACGTTCTCACAGATGTACCCCATATGTGCTGATTCTCTACTACAGGAGAAGCAGGAAGCACAAGAGGTAGATGGTAAGCTACCAAAGGGGGAACGGTACAGGGAGCAGCTAATTCAGATAGAATACAGAGCAGTCAACCAGAGAATGCACGCCATCTTTGACGTAGTTGCTAAGGCCAACAAGAATCTTATAATCATTCACCATATGACAGATATATGGGGGCAGGTTATGAAGGATGGTCAGGTGAAGGATGGTGTGGTGGGACGTGATGCTAAAGGTTGGCACAACTGTGGACTAGCATCCTCTGACCTATCTGACATAGTGATAGAGATGGCACAAGGTGACCCACGTAAATCTTATGGGAATGGTAAGCAGGACGCCACAAAGTTCTATTCCACTCTGGTTAAGAGTGGAGAAGCAAGAAGCTTGAGAGGAATGGTGATAGAGGACTTAACATACGATGACCTCATAACTCGTTTGAATATGGCTAAGGGTGTATAGATACCAGGGGGGTAGGTATAGGGTAAGAGTTAACCACCTACCCCATAGCCTCAGTAGTGTGCAATAAGCGATGATTTACTTAGATATATACGAATCGGATAATCTTGCCTCTTATCTCTCACGACAACTAGAAGTCGTGAGACGACCACTCAACTCTATGGGGTTGGCAGATATATGGTGGGTGGATATCTATGCAGATACTCACCAGATAGAGCATAAGTCTGTCAACGAGATACTAGATAACCAAGATGCCATAGAGGAGCAACTATCCAGACAATACCCCAATGCTAAGCACAACTATCTATTGGTTCGTGACTTAGCTGTACCTAACAAACGTGGGGGTACGTCTGTCTACACCCATACCAAAGGCTTTAAGACTAGGTGGCGTACGCCATCGTCTTACTACAAGTATTCTGCATGGCTAGAAGCCATACGTGCCACAGGGATAGACGTTATAGAGGTTCCTGATTTAGAGGCAGGGGCTATGAGGGTTATATCCCTGTTTAACGTGACTATGCACCCAGAGCATAAAACCCTACGTAGACATATCAAACCTAAGATATGTATTCCCAACAAGAATCCCCATGTTATAGCCCTGATGTGCTTGTCATCTGCGTATGGCTTAGGTATAGGTGAGGATAAAGCTAAGAGACTAATAGATAAGTTTGGCACTCTATACAAGACTATAAAAGCTACTAAGGAGGAACTATGCCAGATAGAGGGCATAGGGAAGCTAATCGCACAGAAGTTGTTCACCCTCCCACGAGACAAGGAAGCCATAAAACCCAAAAAAGTATCGAATGGTGGCCTCTCTGTGGTCTTAGGAAAGGGTGGTGTGTAAGCCCCAGACCATGCCCATTTGATGCAACAAAAGTCAGTGGAGCAGTACAATGTAAATATTATAGGAGTAAATATGTATATAGAAGAGATAAAGGCTAAGGTAGAAGAGAGCCTTGATATGGATGGTTTTTGGGTACGGGTGATGATACAACTAAATGGTCTTGACTATTGGTTGGTTATGGAAAGATTCGTGGATAACTTCAACCCTCTAGGGTTAACAAAATTAAGGAGGTATGATGGAGACAGAACTTGAACTTAACGAAGGTGAAATCCTACGGTGTGACGTATGTAAGAATAACATAACATACCCTGGCAAAGCAATTTTAGCGTTCTCACCAGAGGAAGACTTTATTGTGGAATGTGTGGAGGAAGTTTATTGCAGAGATTGTGCTGAGAGGTTTAGATGTGAGCAAGAAGATACAAGGTTTACCTATGACTAAGGAACAGGTGGAGAGACTAAAAGCGTTATCGGAGCGACTACGTGTATTACTTCGGAAACCGTAAGATAACTTCAGATACATTTGAAGAGGTCATGGCCGAGTCCCATGATATAGCCGTAGACATTGAGACTAAGAGCCTCAAAGACCCTACGATAGTGGGTATAGGTATAGCCCCGAACCCAGATGAAGCCTTCTACTTTGTAGACGGTGAGTTCCACCATGCTTACCAATATATTCAAGACCCTGACTATCATAAGATATACCATAACTGTATGTTTGACCTCTATGAGTTGGACAATCCAGATACCAACTCAATAGGTGATACAGCATTCTTAGCTAGGTTATCTGGGTACCCAGCAGAGCTATCAAAACTATCCACTATACTTAAGATGAAAGGGTTAACTCACAACTACACCTTCTCAATGAAGGAAGTTATGGAGGTGTTTAATGCGAAGACCACTGAAGGTATGCCTCAAGAGCGTGTTGCTGAGAAGTGTGCTCTTGATTGTAAGTCTACACTTGACGCTCACAACGCCTTATACCCAACTCTTGACTTGGCATCAAAAGAAGCTTACCATCTTGATTGTAAAATGGTATCACCATTACTCAAAGCTTCAAAAAGAGGAATATTATTAGACCCTGAAAAAGTAGAGGCATTGGTAAACGAATACGAAGGTAAAGTTGACCACTACCTCAACCTGTGTCAGCAACTAGGCTGTAAAAATCCAGGTTCATCACAACAGGTAGCAAGGGCGTTGGCCAAACAAGGCTCTTTGTTTCCCAAGAAAGTTGGTGGTGACTGGAAGTATGATACTTCCAAGGATAACTTGAAGTACAAAGCTAACTTATTGGCACAGGCGGTAGTTTTGTATAGGGGTGCGAACTATTTTCTAACCCATTATGCACGCCCATTAGTAGGAAAGGAGCGTCAGTATAGTAGATTCCATTTGGATGCTTCGACCTCCCGCATGAGTAGTTATGACATGAACCTTATGAACATACCGAAAGGTTCAGCAAGGGAATGTTTTCTCCCAGATTCGGGTGTAATGACTTGTGCGGACGCATCCCAGATGCAGTTGAGAATACTGGCGTACCTTTCCGAAGACCCTGTGATGATATCAGTATTTGATAACAATGGAGACATACACCAAGAGACGGCTGACCACTTTGGTATGGAGCGTAGCGCCACAATTAAATCGGTTAATTTTGGTATGATATTTGGAGGTACAGATGAAACACTTATGGAGACAGCCAATATCACAGATAGGAAAGTGGCTGCTGAACTTAGGAGGAAGTGGGGGCAAAAGTACAAGAGAGCTTGGGAATGGATACAGTATCAACAAGATGTGGGATTACGAGATGGGTACGTTTATACAGCTTTTGGACGGAAGCTATATATACCTATGGATAAAGGACGTGGACACGCTAGACGCTGTTCTGTCAACTTTCCTATCCAAGGAACAGAAGCAGAAGTTGTTAAGCGTTGGATACTGGCGTGCTCCCACTTAGACCTAATGTTAGTGGTACACGATGAAATGTTATTTGATGGGCAGGTCGAACTACCAGATGGTTTAGATAAACTATGCCCTTGGGTGCAGCCTATAAACATAACTATTAAAGAGAGATGGTCATGAGGACTTTCGGTAAGAATGGACGCATTTATGGCTCCCTTAACTTAGGTGTGTTTCGTAAGTTTGTAAACTCTCAACGCCATATGTTACTGTTACCCCCAGCATGGGCGATAGACGCCGATGTGTGGGATGAAATAAAAGATACAACCCATGAGATACGTCTTATGGATAAAGTAACCCGAATAACTTATCGGGTGGATGCTGAAACCTTTAACCACTATAAGTGGGAATTAGATAGAGGATACGGTAGACAGTACGCTCTACTATTAGAATACTGGAAAGGAGAAAGACATGAAGACAAACCTGAGAAGACAGAGGTTTCTTAACTGGGTAGCTAAGTGTGGCTGGTATCCTATAGATGTTAAAACCAGTGGAGAAACAGAGATACGTGTGTACCTTACCCCACGTGGTACATTTGTACGTATCAAGATGAACGCTGAGGAGGTGCTCAGTGTCGAACAGGTACAAGAGACCCCCAACAAGTAGACCTATACTTTGCCGTAAATGCGGTCAGGCCAATATGACGCTAGTTAAGGTAGATGATGGGGTATACGAACACCTCAATAACTACCACTGTTTGATGGCTACCAGTATAGACTACGCCAAACAAGAGGAGATTAGGAAGGAGTATGAAAGATATGTCCTTAGAAAAAGAATTAGGGAAGAGGTGTCCAAACGGACATAAGAGGTTTAGAGAGATGGCTCTGGAAGAAATGGAGCTACACAGTCAGAAGAACCATGACTATGCTAAGGGTGGCGACCCTCTTGGTAACTTCTACAGAGTAGCGGATATCTTCCAACAATACCCAAACCTTAGCCCAGCAGACCCAAGAGTAGTTGCTATTATCTATATGATGAAGCAACTAGATTGCACTCTCTGGTTTATGAACGAAGGCTTTGAAGGTCAAGTAGAAGGCTTTGATGATAGAATGAGAGATGTGGGTGTGTATGCTAAGCTGATAAGGATTATACATGAAGAATTGGGATAAGTACTTTCTTGGATTGGCACAAGCTGTAGCAGACAATTCTAAGTGTTACAGTAGGCACATTGGTGCTGTTCTTGTAAGAGACAAATTCATAGTGTCTACTGGGTACAATGGAGCACCCATAGGTTATCCACACTGTACTTATATGGAATCTGATATCCCAATAAGTGGGTGCCCAAGGAAATACCTTGGATATGAGTCTAGTAAGGGATTAGAGTTGTGTCCTGCTGCACACGCAGAGCGTAATGCTATTGATATAGCTGCTAGATTAGGCCACGCTACTGAAGGTTGTGTAATGTACTTAACCTGTGGGGTACCGTGTAAAGATTGTGCTATATCCATAGTGCAAGCTGGTATAGTAGAGGTGGTCTGTAACACTAACGTTATCTATGAGAAAACTGGTGTTACTGGTCTAGATATACTGACTGGTGGAGGTGTGAAGGTAAGGGCATATGAGTGAGTTGATAGAACTAATTGGAGGTAACAATGTTAAAACTAACGTATAACACCAAAGATACGGATTCCTATTTGGTGCCGATGGGAGACTTCCACATAGGAGATAATAACTTTGCAGAGGAAAAGCTGGTTGACTACGTTAACTGGATAAAGGCGCATGAAAATGCATATACAATCCTTATGGGGGATATCTTTGAGACACCAGAGAAGCTTAGTAAAGCCAGTGACTTATGGGAACTGTGTATGAAGCCAGAAGACTGCGTAAATAAGGCTGTGGAGGTATTAACTCCCATAGCGTCACGTATTCTAGGCGTTGTGCATGGGAACCATGAAGACAGGATGTACAAGAAGTTTGGTACCACCCAGCTTAACGAACTATTACCACGACTTGGGATAACCAACAAGATAATGAGCCATGACGCCTTGATATTAAACTGGCGTGTAGGTGAGATAACATATGTGGTATATGCTCTGCATGGATGGGGTGGAGCACGCCTCACTGGTGGTCAACTAAACAAGAGTGAGCAAATGGGCGATGTGGTACGTGATGCAGACGTATTCCTCACAGGCCATGAGCACACTCTATTCATGAGCAGGTGGGATAGCGACCTTATTAAAGATGACATGGAACTACGACAGGTTCATGTTGGGTGTGGTTGCTTCTGTAGGTACACCAAGTTTCAAGAGGGAATAGCAAGGCGTAAACCTAATGTAGGTGCACCACGTATTCGATTTAATGGAAGTAGGAGGGATGTACATGTCTCTATTTAAGTGTGTGGAAGTAACATCACTAGGGATTCTTAACTTACAAGACCCAGTGATACTAGCTAGGGTCTACAGTAATGGTTGGATAGACCTAAAAGATGTTGTATGTCTAAACGACACAGAACAATTTAAACTATTCGCTGCCTCAATGCTCAAAGCTATCGAGTTGGCAGAAAAGCTGCGAGATATAGACTGATTAAGATGAACATAAGCTTTGACTTACATGGTGTGCTAACAGAAGATGGAACTAAGTGGAAATACAAGCTGTTACGTTACCTTAACGTAGAGAATAGCTTCCTAGAGGAACTGGTAAATGACATATTTGACCACATGAAACCTAAGCTTAACCCTTACCTGTTCTTGGGTGATAGAGACACTGGGTATATTGTAACATCGTGTAAACCTTATGGACAGCATACAATGTTACAGTGGTTACAACGTCACGGTATCTTTCTACCCGTATTTTGGGTAGATGCTGATGATACCATTGATTGGGCGAACTTATCGTATGAGGCTGCCTCAATCGAAGCAGCCAAACGTAAGTATGAGGTGATTAAAAATCAAATAATTATTGATGTTCACTTCGACAACAACCCAATCATAGTAGAGTACCTTAGAAGAGAGGGTATACCTACAATACTGGTATCGTAATGGATTGGGACTGGAAGCGAGAAGACCCACTATGGCTTAACTTTGCTATGGTCTTCTGGTGGGTTTTCCTCCGTGTAATGTTTAATGAACTAACTGAGAGGACAATATGGAGGATACTCTTATGGCCTTAGCGGTGGGGATGTGGTTTTCCATAATAACAGGAATCACTTACTGGAACAAGTGGAGAACAAGGTAAGCAAGAGGGGGGAAGTGGTGGTGCTTCCCCCCTCATAGTGACTCTAGCCACACATGGTGGTAGAGTTATATTGTGGATGTTGAGGTAGCATGACGATGGACTTTACCCTGTGCTCTACTGGCGAGTATCCCCCAGAACTCATTACGCCTTAGTATACCCATGTCACGGTATTTATCAGCAAGAGCAAAGTTACTTTGAGCTACTGCGATATAAGATTCTGCTTCTGCTATGTACCTATCCATCTGGTACAGGTAGAATGAAACCTGCTCAGCATATCCCCTAGCAGTAGCGATACGAGCGTTAGCTTCCCCAACGATGGCTTCTATCTGTGCCAACCTCATTCTCGCTTCCTCAGCAGCCCCACGTGCCACTGTGACATAAGCGTTAGACTCGTTTATCTTAGTGTTTATTTGGTCTAGTCGTTCTCTGGCTTCTTGGACGTACACGGAACCCTGATTAGACCTTGCGTTGGCTTCCTCTATCTTCCTCTGGACTTGGGCTAACCTACCCATTGATTCGTTGTAGTAACCGTTGGCTAGGTTGGCACGTATCTGAGCTTGCTGTAGGTATAGCTCCCGCTCCCTTTGGAATTCATCTGCTATCCACTTAGAAGCCTGTGCGTACTGGATGTACATCTCAGCTACACGGTCACCAACATTCACAGTGGTAATTGTATCATCCCCATCCTCAAGGTATTTCTTGATAGATGGAGCAGTAGCACCAGTTGTGTAGGTTTCTACATCGGTATGTGCTGTTTCACCTAAGTCTATATCTCCAGTGGTAGCGGTAGATGGTGTGTCTAGCTCTGTGTTGGCAGCGTCTAGTGCAGCATCAGCAAGAGCGTGGTAATCGGGTGACTGACCATCGGCAACATTACCTAAAGGCGTAGAAGCTGCACCAATCTGGGTAGCAGCAGCATCTAAGGCTGTATCAGCTAGTGCATGATAGTCAGGGGAAGCTCCATCAGCTACGTCACCAAGTGGTGTAGCCGTAGAATCTAGGTTGGAGTTAATGAGGGCTAAGGCTGTAGTAACAGCAGCATGTACCGTATCTCCTATAGCTCCTATGTCATCAAGAGCAGTGTTAGCCAACCCTAGTTCTGTTCCTATTGCAGTCAGAGCCGTACCCACGTTGGTATGGGAAATATTCCCAAGCTCTGTACGAGCACTAGCTAAATCGGTAACTGCTTGATGCTCATACTGGGCTGCTTCTATGAGCCATGAGTAAGCCTCTGAACCTTTCACAACCACTTCATCCAAGAACAGTGGGTGTGAACCCGCTGCACTATCTGTTGGGTTGGTATGGTATGCGTGGTAATATACCCTTAAATGCTTCCCACCGAATAAGTTAGTCTGGTCTCTTTCATCCCTCTGGGGGAAGAACGTAACCGTTAGCTTATCATCAAATACATCACAGTCTACCATCTGTCGTGGTAGTGTACCAACTGGATACTCAACACGGTCTACACGGATTAAGTCTGTGAGGCTGCTGATGTCTATGGTAGTCTGGTCAACAGTGTAATCAATGTAGTACTCGGTAGACACAGCCATGCTTCCACCACTGATAGTGGTTATCTTACCGTTCCAATAGTCTATGGTGTAGTCGGTATCTCTAGTATAGGTAGTGGTGCCAGCCGTGGTAGTGACGGTCTCACTATCCCATTTGATGGGTTTATTGGCCAACGCCTTATACGTACCATGTGCAGACTCAGTAGTAACCGATTCATTACTGACTTCATCGAAGTCTAAAGTTAATTCATATACCTGCTCACGTGGGATAAACCTAGATAGGTCGGCTATAGCATGGTAAATGCATCTGTCTAGCTCTGCATCTGACCACGTGGTACCGCTATCCTTAAGGTGTACCCGTAGAGCAGTCTCAAACTCTGTTAGTGTCATCTCTCACCTCATATCCAAATATTTCAAAATCCTTCTTGTAACGATTATAAAGGTATTTCAAGTGGGTATCATTCAAGTTTGGTTGGGGGTAATCCCCCCTGCGTACCCAAGGCAACTCTACGTATGGTAAACCAATTACCCCACATAACCTCTCCCAATCAGAATTAAGTGTTTCAAACCTCCCTAAGAAATCGACTTTGACAGTACCATCAAGGTCACAAATAAACTTCCACTGGGGTCTAAAGATTAAGTTCTCCCAGTACTTGGCGTACTCTGGGTTATCTATAAACTCCTCTGGAGTTAGCTCCCTATTACGTTTCCAATAGTGAAAGCCTGATACAAACCGTGTGACGGGGTGGCGTACAAAAGCAAACTTAAACCTATGGTCATCTACCACATCTTCATGGTGTGCGTACACACCGAGAACTTTTGATATAGACGTACCCCCAGTCTTTGGTATGTGTATATATTGATAGTCTACCATGTCTTGTTTATTTTATCCACCAGTATAGGCAAATTAACTTTTGTACCAAATGGTACCTCAGTGATATAACTTACTATTACAAAATCATCAACCAATAACTTACCGCTTATCCATAATTGTGCTGCATTCTCGCCAACCAAACAATTCACATCGTAAGTCTCTCCATAGAATACCCTACGAACCGTAGCGGGTTTGATTGCACTTAGATTAACGGCAATAAGTTTACCCACAAACTGAGAGTGCGGTAAGTTATCTGGAGTAAAATGCACCAAGTTAAGCTCACAAACCTCTCTAGGGATAATATCACCATCTAAATCACCCTCAGGTTCTATATACTGCTCAGGAACAGCAAACCAACCAGCTTTTGTTAAGTCGTTAATAACTGGTTCAGGCTGACCTTCTATAAACGCTTGGCTTCCGCTCTCTTCCAACACCATCACATCTGGTATAGCCTGTAAGAAGGTACAGGTATTAATATCTGGCGAGTCCTTCAAGTATAATATTATCATTACGTTACCCAAGCAGGGTCACTAGCTGCTGCGGGAGTCTTTGGTGTAGTAGCATTATTAGTAATCTTAGAAGTAAAAACGAATCCAGCCCTAAAAGCATAAATACCGTTAGTTGTTCCTGCATCTATAGTACACCTAGTAAAATCAACTGCACCCGACAACTGAACTATCACCCCATAACTACAACCCTTTATAAAGCTATATCTTGGTATTGCCCCACTATTCCTATATACATCTATTCCATAAGTGCAACCCTCATACATACAATACCAAGGTGTCATATAACTTGATTGCTCAACGACGCAACCATACGACCCACTGAAATATATAAAATCAGACTCATCAAAACAACTATGCCCTTTTACTCTCAAATCATAGTCGCAATTTTCAAATACCATATAATAGCTTATAAGTTTACGACAATTAAATGTATCAAATGCGTACATATCCGAATACGTCAAATAAAAACCTTGAACCGTAATATTATCTATTGACGTCAATAGAAAGCAATTATCCCGTGCCGTACCACCATCTGTACCATCGTCACTACCTGATATCTCAGTGCGGACTATCCAGTAAATCCAACTGGTAGTGGGAGTTAACGAACCAGTAGTTCCTATCCTATCGGGTGCGTTTGAGATATCGTCTACAGTGCAGAGTTCACCTTGGACTGCTCTACCGTCTGCACCAGAGAGGTCTAAGACTACTACTTTATCTCCAACTGCTACATCACCAAAGGCACCTGTATCCTTTATTTCTCCTGCACCACCTACATTTGCTTCACAGTCTCCCTGCCAGTAGTATTCACCTCTAATGGTTACTGAGGCCATAACGTATCTCTCACTGATGTCTACATCTTCTCTGTACGGAGTTGCGTATATCACGTAGTCTTCATTGCCATTGTCGAAGATGTCAGTATCTAACGTCACATCACCTGTATCATTGTAAGCAGTAATAGTGGCAAAGTTCCCATCAGTTACATTAAATACTGTCTTGCCAACGTCTCCTGCTGCGAACTGAGCGTTGGTGTCATCTTGAAGATGGTTAGCAACTCTTCCATCAGCAGTACCAGTCTTGCGCCCATTGTCTTCTACAATAATAGTAATATCATGTGCTATAATGTCTGGGAGAGAATCCCACGCACCTTGAATAGTTGCAAATGGGTCAGCTTGGGTACCTGGATTGGAGTCATTACCATTAGTGCCATCTACATAGTAGGTTGCAGAGGCAGTTGTGATGGTTGCCCTCTTACCCCAGTTTAGTCCTGTGGTCTCTCCACTATCAGCAATAAGACAGTATTCGTCAGTGCCTACTCCAAGTGCAGCTAACGTACCTGCACCAGTTCCACCCAACACATCACCTTTTGCGGTGAACTCACTCTCCTTCACGTATCCTGTATGTGGGTCTGCTGCTGCTTCGTGAGTCGTAATCTTCCCATCTGCGTACGCCTTGATGCTCTGTTGAGTGGCCAACGCAGTAGCAGAATCCGAAACCAAATCGTCTTCATCTAAACAATCGGATATATCGGCAGTAGTGGGGAAGTCAATATTGTTACCATTTAGGTCAAGGTCACCACCTAGTTGAGGGGTAGCATCGTCTACTAAGTCAGTCATGAAACCCAAATCTGTCTTTGCCTCAGCAGCCGTTCTACCTTCCAACCCACTCGCAGTCCAGCGGGCGTACTCGTCATCGTTAGGACTACCATCTACAGTGACTATGTGGTTATCTGTTATTGCTTGCTCAAGGCTGGTTATGTTATGGGAATCAGCATTTAGGTCACCACCTAACTTTAATCCAGTGTGTTCACAGTCTGTCCAAACAACATCAGCTTCCGCTGCTCTACCTTGGAAAGTTACTCTCACGGTATCAGCGTAGTTTATTGCTTCCCCAGGGGTAGAGATTTTCACACTGTCGTCACTGTCAGTACGCTTACCCACAATGTCGAGAGTGTCATCAGTTAAACCCTTAATAGCCTCAACATTCTCCAGAATACACCCAACCCAATCAAAGGTAAACCCAGCCTCACCGCTAAGGTCAGCCATCACCTGAGATGCCTGTTGACCTTCTAAACCATTAGCGGTGAATTTAGCGTAATCACCAGTGATAACGGTTGCATCATCAACCTCAAGTATATTATCATCGTTTACACCTATAGCTCTACCCTCTAGCCCGTTGGCTGTCCACAGAGCTACCTCACCTGAGTTGGGAGAGCCATCCACCTGAACCATGTTATCGTCGGATATTCCTATAGCAATACCATCTATGTTACCGCCAGTCAACCTACCGACTACCTCTTGCTCGTTCACAGTTAGAGCCACAGGGGTGTCATCAGTATCAGCCTTGAGTATGGTGTGGGCATCAAAGATGCTATCATACATAGCATCTTCTATTGGGTCAGAGGAATTCTCACCGTGAGAGTGTGAGTGGGTTCTATTCAAAAGCCTGAGAAAAGCTTCATTCTTAGACAGGGCTTTAGCTACGCTCTCTATGAAACGCCATGTATCAGAAGTTACCACAAACTACCTCCTCTCCACCATTCATCACCACTAAAGGTTTCTGCTGTGACTTGCTCTGGGGATGGAGCTAGTGGTGTTACAGCCTCCTGAGCGGATACGCCTACGGTAGCGCCAGCCGTTATACCACCAACGGTTGCTACTCTAGCGGTAAGTTGAGCTAGTGATGGAGCCAGTGCTGGCATAAACAAACCAGCTAACATAGTCGTCATACCTAACAGAGTTGTAGCTGCATATTGCCAAGCTTGCCAGCGTGTTTTAGGCTGTCTAACCATACCAGCATAAGGTTCCACTCCTCTGACAGCTTCGTAAGCCTTTTGAGCTTCTATTGACTGAGCCAATTCCTCACTTATCTGTATGCCCCGTGGTATTCGTACTCTACCTAACTCTACGCCCTCTGGGGGTATCATCACAGGAGCTTCCAATGGTGCTTCACCAAACCCAGGGATGCCTTCTGGTAGCGGAGCCATCTCTAAGGTTTCCACTGGGCGGTATTTCCACGCCTCTTCGTATTCCCTCCTTGAGTATGGAGTAAATGTCTCTGGAGGAGGAACTACGGGTGGTAGTTGTTGTCTTAAGTGGTCATCAGTCTTAGTTGGTGTAGGTTTAGTTGTATCAGTTTCCCCAGGCCAAGGGTGAGGTGGTTTGTCCCAAGTAACAGGAGGAGGTGTTGGTGTTGGAGCAGGGAGGTCTAGCGGTGGAGGAGGAACCCATAGCCCACCAATAGTTAACTCTATGGTATAAACTCCTTCCCAAGCCTTAAATTCCCTAATTATACCACCAACTCTACCCTCAATAACATCGTCACCAGTCCATCCACCACGAGAATCCGTTACCTTAACTATATCATGCATCTCCTGACCACAATTCATAGGAGCTTTTATATACCCCCCGAATGCATCAGACTGAAAATGGGTTAACATAGCCGTTGCAGAAGCTTCTGCTTCTTCGTTACTGGTAACACTTGGGTCTTCAAAGACATAAGTAACAACACCGAAAATAGCTTGGTCATCGGTATCGTTTACAGTCCCGCTGTAAGTATGTTTGGTTTCGGAGTTATCGGGTAGTTTATCCACACAAATAACACGATTAGCCTGTAATAAAGACTGGATACGATGGTGTTCATATATGTTATGGGTATTGGTTCCATCTAGCTCATAAAGATAATGCTCGTCATCTATTGATGTGATAGACCCACATTTGTAGGATGCACCTTCGGCATCCTCACTGGTTTCCCATGTACCATTTATACTCTCTATAACTATATAACCAGCACCACTAGCTACGTTCTGGTAGACAAACTTACCTGTGGCACCAGAGCTACTGCCCGTAACTGTCTCACCAGCAGTTAACTCTCCATCTAGTGTACCAGTAAGTCGTTGCTGTTCCCCAGTGGTATCTGCTACCAAGAATAATTCATCCCCCCTAAGCTTGGCAAGGTTTGTAGTCAACTCAACTGAGTCCTGTATAACCTTTCTCTTGGATACCCATACCTCGTATTTTAACCCAGGTACCTTTGAGTCTTCTGTTCCATCAGCATCGTCATCGTTTACCTCAGCAGTCATATCGGCCATCAACATAGCGTCGTAAGTGTTACCCTCTATTATCTCTTGGACTGTATCTGTACCGAAGTCAAAGCCAGCAGCTATGGAGTCGCCCATGATTTTGTTCTTATCCATGCGACCCCAATCACCCATGCAGATAAGCTTGGTGTAGAGTTTACCGTTGATACTTATATCTTCTTGGGCAGCTACGTATAAATCTGGTACGTTAGAATATTCGTCCGTCATGTTGTGAACCCAAAGCCTAAGTTAATTAAACACCCAACATAATCACGTGTTGAAAAGTGTTCATCGGAGTTATCTAAGAGTATCTCAGCACCATCTTCATATTCACCTTCCCATTGTTTAACCGCTAGTACACGGTCTGAGGTATCATAGACGACTTCATCATACTCAACGGTTATATAAACATTACAAGAGCGTTCTATGTTTTCATAGACATCCCCAGTGACTATGGGGTCTGGAGGTGGGTATTGAGCAGCATTGTAGTAAGCGTACGTTACACCGTTGTTGACAGCTTTGTAGGCTACTTCCATATAGGAAGCACTACATGTAACAAATATCCAGTAATCAGTACTGGCAGTTAAGGCTGGTCTACTAGAGAATTCAAACTCATGCCATGAATCAGCTTGAATGTTTGAACCATCATATTCATCAGTTTGACCAACGAGAGAGCCGTCACTCTTAAGGTACACGTAAGCTCTAGCATTTATACCGTTTGGGGTATAACCCATATAAGCCCATATGGATTTACCGTAGCCACTACGTGTTGGTGTCACCAAATTACCCCTTAGTACTTTAGTGATATTAGCCATATCATTCTCATACACAGGGGTCACCAAGCCATAGTTATCACTACCCCCTGCACCTTCACCTACGTCGGCTACTTCACATCTAACAAAAGGAGTCCCGCTTGCCCCCACCTGAGCAGCATAGAGACTCCTTGATAACTGTCTCATTATTGGCTATAACAGAATGTAACTGCGGTGATATCAGTTAAGGTTTCTACATACACACCGCTGGTGAACGCAAAGCCGTCTTCACCGAAGTCTATGTGTGCACCGTTACCACTAACACACGAGTGTGTCCAAATAGTTGTACCACTAGCTGTACCGTCACTTATATCTAACACTGTAGTGGCAGCACTGGGGGCTATAGTCATCCACCAAACAATACAAGCTCCAGTGATGGCAGCACCAGTAGCGGTAATGCGTGTAGTTGCTTTTGTAGCAATACTTCTACGTTGTCTCCTTGCCATGTTTATCCTTTCTTACCAAGAGACCTACCAGTCTTTTCTCTGGCCATGCCATAAGCTTGACCAGCAGCCTCTTGCTGAGTTTTACCTTCTCGCTGCATCAAATAACGAATAGTTTGAGCTATAGCGGTACGTATAGCGTCCATTGTAGACTGTCTGGTTAACTTCTCCACAGCTAATGGCATTATTCTTCCTCAATCTCAGTAATAACCCCACCTGTAATGGTAAGCTTCACCTTACCACCACCAAACCCAGCTAACTCAACCTGACCACTCACTCCAATATCACCACCCATACTAAGCGTACCCTCCAATACCAAGTTAGTAAGTGTACAGGATTCTTCATTAAAGACTTCTAACCATTCTGTGGCTGCGTCATTTAACGCATACCACTCTCTAGTGCTGGGTTTGAACCAATAGTATCTGTTATCTTTACTTGGAGCGGATTCAGACACAATAAGACCAGATGGCATGTCTAACTCCTTTAATAAAATGTGTGGGGGGTGATTATGGCTCACCCCCGAAGCCGTTATCCCTTAACGGGTTTTGGTTTGTCTTTCTTCCCACTAGCTGGATGCTCAGGTGGGAAAACCTCTTTACCAGTTTTCACCTTTCCTCCTTACTCCAGCATCAGCATGACCCAAAGGTCACCGTATCCGCTGATGGTATGGGACAGTAGGTAACCGATGCACTGATAACCCGAACTTGGGTCATATGATGCAGCAGTACCAATTGTACCGTCGCTAGGATTGTAGAAACACGCTCGCTCGTTAGCACTGTCACCGAAGTATGCAGTCGGGGTCACGATACAAGCACCCTTAGTCTGTAGCCAACTGTAGTAGGCAGACGTAAAGCCACTAGCCTGTGATACTCCGATTGCACTCTGATAGCCAGCCGTTCCCTCAGCACCAAAGGTTCTACAGTTGGAGAACCGACTGAGGTATACAGTGATACCAGTGGACGTGGTGATTGCTGTCTTCAGACCACTAGGGTCATCCAACACCAACTCAGTGTACGTTCCACCAGAAGCATCATTACCAGCGATACGATAACTAGTGTAGTGTCCCGAAGGATACACTACCAGCATAGCGTCTTCGTATTCGTTTTTGGTTGATGCTGTATCAGCTATCTGCACTGTGGTGGCAGCAGCAGCAGCGTTAGCGTATGGTGCGCCTTCAAAACCGTCTTCATCAGCATGACCAGTTGCTCCAGGACAGTAGTTGGAGTTCATGACAAGACGTGCGATAGGTGCAGCCGTGGATGTAGCTCCATGCTTACAATACCTAAAGACACGGCCATCACAGAACTCAAGCTTACTACCCAGAGGGTAAAGCTGAGATGAACTCTGCGTGTAGATGTCGGGCTCAGACAGAGACACCTTGTCAGCATCCATGCAGTTCGGGGGCATAAATAGCACCATACCACGCTCGTTAATGAGCTTTTGGGCGGGATGTAGTATTGTAGCCATTATTATCTCCTCTAAGTGCTGATGATAACGTCGTCGTCGTCAACGTCAAACATCCTGCAAAGTCCGTACTTGCTGCCTAAAAGAACAGCACCATAGGAAACCACACGAATACCAGATGCATCGTAGTCTTCCAGCTTCTCAAAGTAGTCTACTCGATACATGTCGCCAGCCATATCGGTTGCGCCAAACCCATACATGAGTCCAGGCTCACCCATATAGACGTTACCGAACTTAATACCGAATATACTGAACGTCGAGTCTGAAGAGTACTTTGCACGTGCATTCGTGGTCGAACCAGTTCCAGTCCCATCTTCCTCTGCTACGAGGTAATCTGTTGGTACGATGGGGATACCATCCCAGAACGCCACCCTCTTACCTACGTCGTTTATACCGTAACTCAACTGGGAAATCTGTCCACGGGAAGTGAAGATGCCGGTTGCTTCTCCACCGACTTCTTGCAGCGAAGCACTAAGTCTGCGTGCAAGCTCAAACGGGAATAACAGGGCATCTACTTCTCGCTTCATGGTATCTATCATGGCTCGCATTTTGCTGAGGTTTAACCCAGCACTCTCACCATCATAGTTTAACCCTGTGCCACTGGTAGCAGGTGTACCCTGCTCAGCAGCCCAAGCATGAAGTCCGTCGAACTCCTTGTTGCTAGTCGAGTAGGTAAGGTCGCCGTAGATAATGAGGTCGTTGATGTCAACATAAACACCCTTCTTACATTCCTGAAGTACAATAGCCTCGTAGTTGTTAATCGTACCGTAGACATCGGGGATGAAATTATCCACGATTCTCTGGACGTAACGTCTCTTGAGGGTTACTTCCTTCTGGTCGTAAGTGATGTTTGAAGACCAACTTAGCTGGTCGCCGATATCAATACCAGCAGTTTGACCAACCATTGTGGCGTCTTCACGGTTATACTTTATTGTCTGTCCAGGCGTCCAAGCTACAGGTATACCTAAAGCCAGTGGAGGGTTACGGTAGATACTCTCTTCGATAACCCCTGGAATCAGGACTGACTGTGTGAGCTTTTGAGCCTCAGACAGCGTATCCCAGTGATGAACAACCATCCTTACTCACCTCTATTTTCTATTGCCCTCTTTTAAATCCTTGAGGAATCTCATGTTAGCCTCCAGTGCGTTCTCCGACATTGAGCCACCGCCTCCACCTCCAGACCTATCAAGCGTGGGGTCTTTGGCTTTCTCTTGAGTGAGTTGAGTTATGGCTAACCATATATCAATCTCCTTCATGTCCTTGCCAGCTAACTCCTTCTTGTCAATCTTCAGAGTGTCAGCTAGAGCATCAATCTTACTAGAGTATTTTTCTAGCAGTAAGAGGTCACGCTCCTCGGCTATCTGATTGTATTCCTCCTGAGATTTTGAGGATTTGAGAGTTTCTTCTAACTCTACTCTGGACTTTTCCGCAGCTTCTCTTGCGGAGTCCGACTGGATTCTGTTCTGATTGATGTTGTAAGCTTGGGTTTTAAGCTTCTCTAGCTCTTGGCTAAGCGCCGTGTTAGCCTCCCTCAGCCCATTAACATCACGCTCCAGTCCTTCTTTTGCGCCTTTCATCGCTATGATATCAGCTACAGTAAATTTATTACCATCCCCGATATCAACGGATGTAACTACGTTTCCTGACGTAGTTGGGGTTTCTGCCCCTGAGTCTTCACCCATGTTTCCTCCTTATTATAACACATTATAACACACGTGTCAATAGAATATGTCCTAACGTTTCACGTGTCTTGTGTTCTTAAGCCTACGTTCTAGTGACTTATTTCTCTTTGCCGTCTGTCTTTCTTTACGGCTACGCTTCTTAGTCATCCTATCCCCTGGTAGGTACTTAGTAATCTTAAGTACATGGTTTCAGCTTCCTTGCTCCTGTTACTATCCACAATACCCCAGAACCTTAACCATGCGTCTAGCTCAGGGTCGTTAACACGCATGTTCTGGTGTATGTTCTTTAACTTGGTAGTAAAGTTGCTTATCAGCTTCAACCCTTCAGAATCAGTAACGTTTCTAATTTCTTCTCTTCTAGCGGAATTAGCCAGAGAGTATTCCTGTATGAGCTTACGCTCCTCAACCGAATACGTATCTAAGAGGGCTACCCGTGTATTGTAATAGGGTCGTATATATTCTTTACTTATCCTCCAGCGAAGTCGCTTGGTATCAGTCCACTCGTATTGTAGGTTCTCTAAGAAACTTCTCTGGTTCTCTTCACTAAGTGCATTCATAATAGCATCAACACGAGCAAAGTAAGTTTCCCAATCAATGCGCCATGTATCTAGCTCATAATCAAATGCCATCTCAGGCTTTATCTCTCTGTACTCCCAAAGGAGTTCTTGTGCTGGGTGCCATATGGGTACAGGTTCATCTCTCTCTAAGTAGCGAGACACTCTCTCCTCACGTGTCTTAGGCACATCAGCAAACATATCGGTATCAGCTAAGGCGTTAACACGTTCAATCGTAGCCTCTACCAACTCCTCTAACATGGCATCGTATTGGGCTCCTGTGATACGACCAGCCCTAAACTCCTCTTCTAAGAACTCCTCACTTACTATGTCCTGCTTACCAGAGTAGTCTGGAAATCCTTCTGTACGAGCCTGTTCATATATCTTACTCACTTCGTATTGATACATGATGATTCGTTCTTCCTCTTTGCGCTGCTCTGAGGGAAGTAGAGGTGCAACGAAGTTCTTATTCCACCGCTCAACTTCTTCAGCTTCAAACAGTATCTTCTGTTCCAAGGGGGATAGGGGGAACCTATCTGAAGTACGAACCCCTGTGATATCAGATAGCCTACTCTCTCGTTTCCATTGCTCTACGGGGATACCAGTGAGCTTCTCTTTAACTTCAAGAGCCATCTCATAAGCTTTATCTCTATCCTCTGGACGGAACCTAAACAGTCCCATCTGCACAAAGGGGATTTGGAGTAAAGACACTTTTCTCATGGCTTGGTCTACGAGCTTCTGTTCATCATCTGTTAGCTCTATACCCATTGACTTCTTAGCCATCACATAGTTACCATCTACCCCAAGGTCAGTGAGCTCTTGCTCTATCATGTACTCACGGAACCTATCAGACATCACTCGGTCACGTAGCCATCGAGAGGTCTCACTGGAAGGGTCTATACTCTGGTAGAAACTGAACAACGTGGTGAAAGCAGGTGGTAATACCTCATACATCTGAGGGGCACCTACCTTAGAGCCAAAGAAAGCTAGGGGTGCAGCTATATGTACACCTGGGTAGAATCCACCCCGTGAAAACGCATCCATCACACCAGCGAATGTTCCCCACACAGGAGCATCATAGTATTCAGGATAGTCACGGATGAACATACGTCTGAATCCACCCATGAATACTGTACCACGGAAAGGATTTATGTCTATTGGCATCCCAGGTATATTAACGTACCCACCTTCTGTGTAGTCCATGAAGCGACCCATAGAGAGTGGAACACCTGGGGTGCGTATACCAGTACGCCACAGGTACGGGTATCTACGGGATTCGTATATCCAGAATGGATAGATACCTTTCATAAAGGAATCCATCATATTCTGAGAGGTGTAGTCTGTGAAGGTAAGGTGGTATTCCTTGGTAGCAGCCTCAGCAGCAGCATCACGTTTAGCTGTCCACTCTGGGGTGGCCTCAAACCTTATCTCTGTACCTTCTCTTGGCTCCACCCATACCTCTCTCTTAGTGCGACCTGATTTCGGTAGCCAACCTTCATCTATAGCTCTCCGCTGCCAAGCTTCAAACAAACCTTCTGCATCATCCATAAGGCTTGGGTTGACTTCTGCCAGTTCCCTTAACCTATCTGGCATGTTGGGGTAACGGTCAAATTGAGTGGATACTGTTTCATCCCCAGCAAGAACGAAGTCACTTCTCATTTCCATAGAAGGTTCAAAAGATACAGACTCAGTTTCAAGGTACTCTCTAATCCTGCTCTGTATCTTTTGCTCATATGTTAAGTCTTCCTCAACGATTCGAGGTTTCTTTAACAGATTTGTTTTGGACGGGTCTGTAATAAATTCTATTTCAACAGAAGCAAACTGCTCGTCGGGTTTTGGTGGTTTAAACTCACCCCCAAGTCTCTCCTTCACACGTATAATACCACGCCTCTCTAACTTCTCAATAAGCTGTCCTGAGAAGTTGTTCACATCCGCAACAATCTTGTATCCTTCTGGGGTGTAGTCACGAATAATACTAAGAGCATCTCTTATAGCGGTTACTCTACTGTTTGGGTTTAACCCTAACCAACCCACGTCCATAATCTTATAGTCGTGGAAAACGTGTAAGGAGATTTCACCTAGAGACCTCCCTGTATCATCTTTCAGGAAGAAGTGGTGGTTATCAACCTCACCCCAAACTTCTTTTATGTGTTCAGTAGTTACAGTGGTATCACCCACATCAGAGAATCTAACGTCATAGTGCTCACTCTGCTGAGCAAGCTCCATGTACTTCTTATGTTCCCTTTTGAATTCCTTACGGTTCATCTGCCAAGGGCGTTTGAACCTAAGCTCTTTCGTGTAGAATCCAGGTTGGGTTACAGGTACTTCATTCCTGAACATGGGCAGCTTCTTCATGTTATCGCTTACATCTGAGATATGCTTCTGAACACGGAAGTATTCATCTGGGTCTATTGCCTTTGTATTGTACAAACGTTCGTACTGGTTGGCAAAGTGGCGAAGCTCTTCAACAGCAGGAGTAAAGCGAGAAGCTACCTGTGGGTCTACCTGCATACCTCTCAAGATATCATCGTATACCTCACCAATGCGTTCCCATGAGAAACCTATCTCTGCTGGCATCTTACCCTGTTGTTTGGCTGCTTTCAAGGCTCTTTCGTATACGGTAGCCTGAAATTGGGGTTTACCCATCATGGTGCGGGTTTCTGCAAATATAAGGTTATCCCGTATGGATTCCCCAGTGGCACCAAACAACTTTGCTATGTCATTCACTAACAATCGTTTAGTCTGAGATTGAACGTTAGGCACCACATCTTGAGCAAGGTTCAGAGCGTGCTCTGTTCGTGGTATTTGGGCTATTTGCCTCCAGTAATCATCCCAGATACGTTCACTAGCTTTGAGTGCTGCTCTCCATCCTTCCAATGTACGTGAACCTGGAGCTCTATGGGTGGATGTGTAAGCATCTATTGTAGCAAATACCCGTTCTCTCACGGTTCTCAGGTTGACAATGTATTCTTCCCAGTTGTTCATAAGGGCACGTGCTGAATCTCTCTTAGTCTTATCTGGGATTAACCTTAGACCTTGTTCTAATCTCTGTTTCATAGTGCGTGCTTGTGTCACAGCATCATCTATATACCCTAAAATTTCATCACGAGCCCCTGCATGTAACTTCTCCACTTTAGATACTTTAACTATACGATGGCCTTTGCGGGTAACTGCTGACCAGTATTCAGTACAGGAGCGAGGTAAGATATCGTTTAATAGGGTGTCTACGTTACCAATCATCACCATGAGTTCATCTGCTGACTGTGGCACGAAATCGTCTAATTGGGCGGTGGCCGACCTCATTAACTCCTTGTACATGTCTATCTTCATAATATAGTTGGTGTAATAGGCATCTACGGCTTCATCTACGAACTCTCTCACGTTACCACTGTTGACGTTACCAGCCCGTACCTCCTGTAATATGAAGTCTTTAATGTCTTGGTCTACAGCCCTAACTTGGTTAAGAAGCTCTTGGGTATCTTGGGTTAGCTTCTTACGTTCTAAGATACTTCTTTCCCAGTGGAGGTCATCAACATAGTTTGAACCAAGGGGTATACGGTTCTCTAATGACCTGTTAATACCATCTATATCTTTACGGGATAGAGTTTTGAAATCAGCATACTTTAGTGGCTGAGGTATAACCTCTGCTATCATATTCATATCATCTGGGAACATTTCCCACATCTTACGCTTGTGCATTTGGATGTAGGTGTAAGCACGGTGCTGTTCACCCAAGCGGTTAAACCACTGGTTCCAGTCATACATGGATACTCTCTTACCACCTAAGAATGGTATCTCGTACTCACCTATCTTTCGTGGCACTGTGAGGGTTTTACCACCGAATGGTGCTGGGAGCCAACTTGGTAGATTAGCTGTGGTCATGAGAGGTAGTATGCCTTCACCACGAGCAGCAATACTTAACTCACCACGAGCGGGTAGCTCAAAGACTATGCTCTCAGCGAACTCATGGGGGGCATTCATTAGCTCTCTAGTGATAAGCTCTGCTTCCTCTACAATTTCTCTGCCAGCAGCAGCCTTACCCCATAAACCATATCCTGAGAAAGCGCTACGGAATAAAGACTCAAACATATTGAAGGTACCGTAGTTTGCTGTGAGTAACATCTGGCGAGCTACAGGGAGCACGAGCCACTTCTCAATAGAGTTCCTCCAGAGTACGGTTACGGCTGAGTCTATAGAGTTTTGCATAGCAGCCATCATACCGTAACGAGAGCGGTGGGCTGCCACCTTAGAGCTCATGTTACTCACGTATGTTTCCCTCATGGTCTTGAGAAAATTTAACATTCCACTCTTGGTAGAATCAAATTCAAGGAGCTTCTCAAATAGTGCGTATTCCCTATCTTGTACACCACGTAGGAATCTTCTTACCTGTTGCATGTTGCGCTCACTAAAATCTCCTAGGATTTGCAACATTGGCAAAACGGCATCATCTGGGGTAATAGATTTACCTACAATACCATCTATGAGTTCGTTAACCTCATGAGTTTTAGTCATGACGAACTCTTCCATCTCACGGGTGGTGTAATCTACCAATGGGTTCATATTAGATAAGAGTTCTTCTACCTCTTCCCTTGGAATGTATCTATGGATAGCATCATGTACATCCGCACCGAATTGATGCAGGTAGGTATGGCCACCCATCTGAGGCTTGTTTTGAAACGCAGAGTAGGCAGCAGTCATCGTCTCTTTTAACTGGTTTGGAGTAATACGAGCTAAATCCTGTAGGTTAGAGAACTTAGTGGTTGCTCTTAACATATTAACGGTTGCCTGTGAGGTGCGTTCCATTGCTCTCTGGAAGGTAGTTTTACCTACAGATTCCCAACCTTTACGTAATGCTAAGAAGGGGATATCCATTGTTTCTATGAAGCCCTTCTCAGCAGCACCAACAGTTCTATGAAGCCACCCAATAGGTTTGGTTATCTTAGTGTATATATTAAATCCAAACCATGTTAGCGGGTCTCCTACTATCTCCAAGCCCAGTTTAGTTACCCAGTTTTGCTCCCAGTCATCAAAAGCATGGCCAGCAGCCATCCACCAGTTTAACCCCTCAGACATGTGTTCCCCTTGGAGTCGTTTTAGTTCTCCACTCCATGTGGTTTCACCGAATGGGCTCTTACCAGTTAATGCTGCTACACCCCTATGAGGGTCTAAAACATTGGCTGCTATGAACGCAAAGGGTCTACCCCAGTACTCAAAATAGTTATCAAGTAATTCAACCATAGCAAGAGCAGGTTGTTTCCACGCTAACTTGAGTTGCTCCATAATAGACAGATTCAATACTTCGGGAGTTTTAAGTCCTAATCTGTAGGCTTCATAATTCTCCCGTATGTCTCGCCATTGTTCATCTAGAGTAGCCCAGTGACCACGAGCAGTTTGTATGTATTCGTCAAGATACTGGGTGTCTAAACCAGCCGTATCAAATAACTCACGTAGTCCATCAGCACCTAAAGCCTGTAAACTACCAGTAAGCTCCAACTGTGGATAAGTAGATAAAGCTTTGAGTATCTCAGACGTTGTGGAGTCTTCTACGGACATTGGGTGTGCTGTTGGTCTCTCTTGGAGTAATTTAACAGCTTCGTCTAGTTGCCCAGCTTTCTTTCCAGCCACAGGAGCAAAGTTATTCCATATAGTTTGGGCAAACGTTCTAGAGGAGTCATCTAAACCCCAATACTGCATGAGTTCATCTACGTTCTCAAATATCCCAAGTTCCATGTACTGGGAGGCGTATGTTAAAGCTAAGTGACGAGCTAACGCCTGTTGTTCAGAGGCCACCGCTACATCTATTTGGGCAGCTAAGTCCTCTATTTCCTGTCGTTTCTGCTTACGTGCTGGGTCACCCCAGTCTTTACCAAAAACGTAGGCAAATGGGTCTACATCTACACGAATTCGAAATTGAGATTGAGCAGTTCTGTACTTGTCCTCAATAAGTTTACGGGTCTTAGTGGATTCCTGCAACTCACGATGGGTTATAGTCTTATCAATCTCAAACCCCTCGTAAGGGGAATAGGTCGTACCTGCACCCATCAGTTCGATAGGGTGCATAAGCTTACGCCCAGCTTCTAACTCTGTTTTTACCTGTGCTCGTTCTTCAGGTGTACCTATATTAACCCCGTTCATTACCACCTCCAAGTGAAGGCATCATCGTAGGGTTTGGTCTTGTGCCTCTCTGTTTCTCTTCTTCGGTTACTGCTATGGCCTCTAACTGAGACAAAACAGCATCAGCAGCGATATCGTATAATTTAGCTGTCTCTTCATCGTTGCGTCTACGGGCTTCCTGTGCAGCAATACGATAGGCTCGTACTTGGTTAACGGATAGTCCAATGGCGTTGTTAAGAGCCTTAGCACTACGTACACGTCCTTGTTCTGCTAACGTGTTTTTCACCTCTGGGAAGAATAACTCCATTGTGGTCTCTGGGGATATCTCTACCGAAGGTGATATCATCTTAGCTGATGTGATGCGGTTGATTAGGTCACCTGGGATTGATATGGGGTAATCCACTACCATCTCTATATCATCAGGAATATTCTTAGGTAGAGTAACGCCCCTTGGTTTAATTCCCTTAGCTCTCATTTGATTCAACCACATGTTGTCTATCTCTGTTAAAACATTCATCACGGATTCATGGTATGGTCTTAGAACCTGTTGGGCAGCCTGAGCCATCTGGGACAGGGTGTATGCAGCCACTTGGAATTGGATGTTACCAAACATCAGTGGCGAAAATGAGGCTTTCTGCTTATCTTGCTCATATGAGAAGATACGTTGTATCAACTCTGGGGGAATTGGAGGTGGCTGTAGGGCAGTGACCGAATCCCCAGGCTGCCCTCTAAAAATAGCACCAGAGTAAAAGTGCTCTGGTTTTAATATGGTAGTCCCTTGAGAGAGTTCTAACCACTTAGGTTCCGTTGATTCTTTTACGGCTTGCTGAAGGAAAGATGCCAACCTGTCAGAGTTTTTGTAGACATCTTCGTTAACGGCTACTAGAGCTTCCCCATAGTGTTCTTGCCATTTAGAGTCAACTTCACCTAAGTCAGGTAAACCTCCTACGGCACCACATACCACAGGGATACGGTCAAACCTAGTGTCTTTGTATGGTTTTACTACAAACTTACCGTCTAAAACTATGGTATGGGACACGTCACCGTCTTCATCAATAAACCAGTAATCGAATAACTTAACCTTCCCCACTTGCGGTAGATTAACGTTCCACTCTTGCACCTTGGCTTTCTTACGGGCTGCTGCTACAGACATTTCGTATATGTGGGCTACTTCAACAAGACCTATTTCTGGGTCTGGGGAATAGCTTTGGAATGTTTCGGCAGGGTGCCATATATCAGCATAGAAACCGCTGTTATCAGCGGTAACTTGAACGTTATACCAACCGAAGGCTAAGATTAAGCCAACTAAGTAACCAACCCAAGATTGTTTACCACTTCGTCTATAAGACTTTTCAAGTCGTTGCCAAGCTTCTTTCTCTATCTGTGCCTCCAGCTTAGAAGTAGCGTCAATCTCATTGGGTGTAAGTCCTTCTATCGGGAACTTATGCGGAATGATTGAAGGTGTTAATAAATGCTTGGCTAAGTTATAAAAGGTACGTGGGTCATTCGATACGTAGGTTTCTTTGTTCTTCTCTTCTAATTGGTCTACTAACCTTAGAACTTCGTACCATTCCTTAAACTTGCGGTTGCGGACATTCCATGACTTCTTTAGCTCTTGGCACTTAGACATCACTTCTGAAGGTGTGAATTGTGCCATTATTTCTTCCTCCCGTAATTAAAGATAAGTCCAGTGGTCATAGGTCTGGACTGGCGAGTAATCATAGCAATAGCAGCAGAATCATGAAGGTCATCAAAACCAGCAGACCTTACTCGCTCATTGTTATCATATCTCATGTTTCTTATTTCTTTGATAATGCGTTCATCATGGATTTCCATGTTAGGTAACATCATCATCAGTTCATTTACCATAATAGGTTTCGTTTTGGCTGTAGTTACCCAACCTATATCCAAACTAGGCTTTCCAGTCTGGAGGTCTCTACGCCTGTAGAGATTGGGGTAGCCTTTAAGGAGTATGGCGAGAGTCTCAATGTTTGCTTCTGTAGATATTGTTCCCCAGTTGTAGAATTTACCGAGATTACGTGCACAATCATTGGTTCGTTCTGCTCCATAAAGCCCCCAACAGGTGGCGCAATGTATTGCCTTCTCATCACCAGATTCATCGAATTCAAACCTCCACACAGTGATAGCTGTCATAGATTGTTTACCTACTCCTGGGTCTACAGATATCAGGTATTTTTGTCCTTCTTGGGGTAACTCCCAAATGTCAACATTAAACATATGATGTGGAGCAGGGAAAGCGGTTTTGAGTTTTTCTGCGAGGATTTCCCCATCGTATACCATATCTCCAAAGGTAATAAAACAGGTTGTGTCATCCTCTGGAAACTCTTGAGAAAACAGAACACGGGTTTCCCCCATACGACGCAACTGTTCTACCTCAGCTATCTTATATCTTCTCCATCTTATTTGTTCTTCAGACGCTTGCCACACACCTTCCATTAGAGCATACTCTTCTGGGGTGATGTCTTCAAGAGGCGACACCCTATCTTTGGATAGTGTAAGAGTATCATCAGGTGACAGAACGTATTCGGGATGTTGTAGCCATGTGTAGAAGTGTGGCGTGTAGACGTTCTCGTTTGTAAGCATCTTTTCACAGGCCGTCCTGTACATTTCACAGAATTGGTTCTCTTCCCCATTTGGGGTGGATAATATGATGATTCTGCTATCTGGTGTTCTTCCACCTAATACCTCTACAAGTTTATCTGGGTAAGGCCAAAAAGCGAACTCGTCTGCAATAATGTTATGGTAGGCATCGCCACGAGCCATAACGAAAGAGCGAGCAGAAGCAATGTAAAGAGTGCTAGGTGGTGCAAACTGACTGCTCTTTGGGTTATTACGCTCCTCATAGTATCTAAAGGTTTTCTTGAATTCTGAATCATGGTATCTTGTGGGTAATCCATCCCATTCGTACCCGTCTAATCTGTTGAAGAAGAAGTCTGCCTTTGACAGTAATCGTTTGGTTGTTTCTTCTTCATAAGCTATCAGTACCGAGTTTGTACCTGGAACTATGACAGTCTCACATAGTACATCTGCAATAAAATATTCAGAAGCCCCCACTTGACGTGGCTTAACGTAGATGTCAGAGTTTGTACGGGTTGTAGCCATATCCGCTTGAATTGGGTTAAGCTTAAACGGTACAATGTTCCTCCCTTTGTCTTTTATTGTGAGGAATGTCTCAATAAACTCTCTCTTGTTCCTCTTGAGGGACTCTTTTAGATTCCCTGTACTTTTGTCTGAGTCTGTTAACATGACGAACTGAAATACCTAAGTAATCGGCTGCTTCTCTGGAGCTTATACTTAGCGTTTCTTCAATATCCTTCTCTCTACCTTCAAATATACAAGTGCTGAAAGGACAAGAGAGACAGCTATGATAAAGATAGCATCCTTTATCTTTGTCTCTCTGCATATTCCATCTATTTTCATACGACATATTTTCGCAACTGCCTAAGGTATCTACTCAGGCCACGAGGCATCAACGCTCTTGCAATATGCGCTTTCTGTACGTTACGTCTGCTGGCTGCTCTCTGTCTTGGTGACCTTGGCTTCAAAATACCCCCATACCCGCTGGTATCCCTGTGCCCAAACCTAAGACCGTTAGGATACCAACTATTGCCTCTAACCGTGCGATACGAGGTTTTACCTTGTTTGATTCATCTAAACGTCTTCGCACGTCTTTGATATCTTCTCTGAATTCTCTACAGTGTTCGGCAACAATAATGAGGAGGTCGTGGTCTGTAAGCTGGTGGTAGTCGCTACTATTTTGTATGGGCATGTTTTGCACTCCCACAGCTTTTCACTACGTTTGACCAAGGGGAGTTGACAAATGGGGCACTTCATCGTTAACCTCCCTGAATACCCCATCTACAGTCTCACCCTTGCGTTTATCCATGTCTAAGAAAAACTGCACGATAGATGTACCCTCCTTTTTGCCTTCCTTCACGTAGTTTTTAGCTGCTTGTTGTTGTGTTGGCATTGCGTATAGGTTACGAAGCTTATCTAATTGCTTCTGCTCCTCTTGCGTTAATACCACACCTTTGTTTATTTTAGCTGAAATTCTTCTTAAGAATACTTGGTCTATCTGCTCAACCATGTGGGCGTTGATAGCAAACAGGTCTCCAACTAATTTCTCTCTAGATTCCTTTCTTAGTTGTTCTATACCGTCAGAATTCCAGTAGGCAAAATCTTTATCAAGCTGTTTCCACTTATAGAGGGCTCTTTCTTTGACGCCAACTAATAGCATGGCCTCTCTTTCGGTGTGACCAGCTATTCGGTAGTTTATGAACAACTGCTTACGTGGGTTAGACGGAATATAAGGGTAAGCTGGTGCCCAAGGTATAATTTCACCCATTTTCCCTTATATTATAACACAAATTAGAACATTTGTCAAGTTTTTGGTCTTAGGGGTTGACAAATGAGTCGAAATGTGTTATAATGATGACAAAACTTGATATTATTTTAATAATAATAATATAGAGAAAAATCATGAACATTGTTTTTAAGTGGTGCAGCAGAAAAACCCCCTGTCAGTACTGTAGTGAGGTGATTTCCAAAGATGAACCTATGATTGTGTTCACTTTTGTGAAGCCTGGGTACAAGAGACCCTTCTATTTCCACCCTCAGTGTTGGTTAGATGAACGATTGAAGGTGTTATCGGAGTCAAAACCGCTCAATGGGGCTGGTGGAAGACCTCGTATGGAGCTAAATAAGACCCAAAGGCACCGTCGTAAGGTGTTAATTAACCATTATAACCGTCTACGAGGGGATTTTTCACCTTCTGCTGACCGTAAAAGAGCTAAAGTAATCGTAGAGTTGGAGAATTTAGGTGGAAAACCAGCAAAATGGGGATAAAACCCTAACAGAACCAGAGTTGCTGAATGAATTACGTTGTTTAAGGGACGCTTTTCTTGAGGGTAGAGCTATAGTCTTAGATAAAATTACGTTTGGTGAGGTTTTGTACAACATAGAGAAGGTAATAAATGAAATCAGAGATATTGTCGGTATTGAATAAAAGGTTTTTAATGCACTTCCCAGTGGGTGTAATAAATTCTTTTGTGTTAGTGGTGGTACCTTTAGGTGGGATTGCCTGTCTCTTGGCTTTTTTGGGTTATGAGTACATACAGGAGTGGAGGAAGGTTGACCACAGCTACAAAGATGTCTATGGTTTTGTCTCTGGATTTTATTTAGCTATGATAGGATGGTGTATAGCAGATGTTTTATCCGTATGTGTGCCCTAATTGTCGTATGGAGGTGTTGATACAGAAACCGATGGCAGAAGCCAGTGACCCTCATTGGTGTGCTCACTGTGAATGTAAGCTCCAGAGGGTTTATACTGTGCCCAGTATCCATATGAATGAATGGATAGGAGAAGGGTGGAAGCGTACCAATGAACCCCCAGATGATTTAAAGCCTGACACCTACCATTGGGATACCGAGAAGCATATGACTAGTTACCCAGATAAAACGGTTAGACGAAAGGGGATGAAGAACTAATGAGACAGACAATAAGGAGTAAGTAGATGGAGTGTCCGTGTTGTTTTACTCCCATGATACAGCCTAGTAATGGTGTATGGGAGTGTGAAGAATGTGGGTTAAGTTTCAGTTATAGTGAGTTTGACCCAGAGTTAGACTTAAGTGATATCTTAGGGTTTTATAATGTAGACGGCGAAGACATAACCGAAGACATTATAAATTCCACAGAAATTTAGGGCTAAAGACTATTGACAAATACCTCTAAATGTGGTATAATGGATACCTATTCAACTTTTGGAGGTATGCTATGGCTTGCGTTTGTAAATACTGTGGAAGACCCACCGATTGTAAGGGAGATACATGTGAGATATGTGAGTGCCAGCCACTCCCATCACATTTAATCCATATAGAAAATGGGGAGGTAAATTATGCCATTACAAGCAAACAGCGTGATATTCACAACCTATCGTGATAGAGATTATTATCGACTACGGTGGGATTTTAGGGATGACCTAAACGAAACAGTTAAGATTTATCAGGAGTGTGATGCTAGATGGGGAACTCATGCTATGGAGTGCCTGAAACTAGCGACTCCTGACGAGATAGAATACTACTTTGCAACTTCTGGTGCTGCAAAGCCCTTTGGTACCCCACAAGACTTTTTTGTCTGTGCTGTGCAATACCATAAGAGGTATGAGTGGCCAGATAGTATGTTACCAGATACACCAGATGAAGAGTAAGGCATTTATAGTTTTCACGGGGGATAAGAGAAAAACTTACCAGTATCCCTTATGGTTGGTAAAACTATGGTTCAGGAAGTTCCCTGAGTATGTGGATACCCCAACCGATGAAGAGATAACCGAATGCCTTGGTGTTTATGACTTGGAGCAAATATACGAGCAGAGAGTAAGAGAGATACGGTATGGATGGAAATCTTGCCGTTAGGTTTAATAAGGATGTGATATGGGAACTAAATCCCCATGATAAGCCTGAACATAATGGAATTGTGTCTAAGTGGCACCACCATGATTACTACAACGACATGGTAGCCTTTAAGTCAGGTTGGTGGAACGGTATCCAATACACAATACGATTAACACGAAAACCCACCCCGCAGGAGGTTGGAGGATAAGCGGGTTGGTCGCCCTACCAGTTACGATTGGTTAGGGTGTCTGGCATCCTCCACCGTTTGGTGGAGCGCAAACCCCCGAAGTCGCTAGGCTCTTTGGGGGTTTTGCTCGTATAAGAGCTCTAATAAGCCCTCGGTGATACATTTGCGAGAGCCAAACTCAAAAAGAAAATCGCTCACAAAACGAAGCTACCCGTAGCTAGTCCTCGTGGAAGAGCTTAGCCTCCCCCGCACGCCTATACGCACGCCCCTGCACGTACACACATACGCTCACATACGCCCCTGCGTACACACGCTCACACATACGCATCATGCGTACGCACGTACACGCATGGGGGGAACTAGAACATCCGTTCTGGTGTGGCAGTCCAAGTCCGAGCAGTCCGAACAGTCCGAGCAGTCCGCCAGTCTCAAAAATTGTGGGGTTGACAGGACTTCGGGACTGTGTTAGACTGTAGTCAAATTCGCTCAGGAGGTGCACAGATGGCAGCACACATCACCCACCCCTGTAAGGGGTGCAGACCGACAGCAGGGAAGCGGAAGCATACGGTCAAGTGCCCACACACATCACACAAGCCTGTACACACAGAGGCATGTGCGAACATGAGGCAACTTGGCTCAATCGAAGCTAGACTCGCAGTCACGTTCTAGGCACACACAAGCGTAGGTGGGTGTACGCTCACCT